CATCAAAAGAAGGTGGTGCAATACCCATATCTCTACCAATACCGCCTGTATTACCTATAGCAGGAGGTATAAATCCGGGAGGAGGTGGTAGTAATTGTTGAGGTGAGCCAATACTAGGTATTCCACCACCAATACCTCCAATAGATATAGGTTGTTCAAGTCTTCTGCTTATACTTCCGTCTTTTGCTCTTTGAATTAAACCAGCTAACCCACCTTTTCTTCTTCTTTTTGGTGGCATTGGTAAATCAGGTCTTGCACCAATAGCTCCCATACCTCTACCTCTAGATGGTGCTTGTCCTATGGGTGCTCTTATTAGGTCACTTAAAATACCCATTATGCCATTCCTACTTTATTAAATTGTTCAAAGGTTTTCATAAGCTTGTCCATATTCTTTGCACCTTGTTGTCTATTTGGTTGACCATTTGGCACTAACTCTATACCTGTTTCTGTCTTTGTTACCTTAAATCCACCTAAACCATTGTTAGCAGCAGAGGTCATTACAAACTCACCATCACTTAACATAGCTGGTATATCATCACTTGTACCTGTTCCTGGACCTATTGAAGGACCACCCATACGCATATCCAGTTCGTTAGCCATTACTGATCTGCCCATAGCAAAATTAGGTCGTAACTCTTGTAAGCCACCCATGGCAGCATTCTTTCTAACGCCTAAGTCAAAACCTGTAAATGTAGGTGCAGGCATAAGATCTGGTCTTACAGATTGCCTTATGTCTTTGAGTCCACCTTCTTTACGTTTATAATCATCTTTAACAACTTTACCGTATAAAGCAGCCATTGCAGCTAATCCAGCGTTGCCACCAAGACCTCCTAATAATGATCCAGATTGTGTGCTATCGTTTTGTCCTCCAAAAGCCCTGTATATTCCACCGCCACTAGGGTCAAATCCTAGCTGATCATCCATAAATTCTTGAAATGCATTTTGTTGTCCAGGTGTTCCGCTTATAAGTTTGCTAATAAAAGATTGTTGATTTGGTTGAACTGTTCCATAATTAGGATCAAAAATATCTTCACCACCAGTAAGCTGGTCAAATTCGTCCATCTGTTGTTGACCAGGACCCATGAGGTTTTTAAATAAACCTTTACCATCTTCCCCTGGCAATACGTATTCTTTTGCACCACTAAATCCTTTACCAATGTTTCCTAAAAGACCAACGCCATCATCACCTTTAAATACAAATTCTTTAGCAGATCCTAAACTTTTACCAAGATTGCCTAATAGACCAACTCCATCTGAGCCTTTTGTTAAAAACTCTTTTGCATTGCCAAAAATATTTCCTGTTTTACCACCTGTATATGATTTTGCAGGTGTAAATGCTGTTATTAAGTCACCAATACCACCCTCACCCTTTGCTAAACTTACAACAGCCCTTCCTCTATTATAAGCAATAGCTGGCACTTGCCATGGTCCAGGTATAACTGCTGCAATAGGTGCAACTTTTTTAACTACTTTTTTAACTGATTTGGCTAGTTTTTTTAAAAAACCAAACTCTGCCATACCAGTAATAGGGTTAATAGACATGCCTTGACCCACAGTATATTCATTAGGATCTAGTCCAGCAGACATCATTTCTCTTCTAATTATTTCTTGTGTTTGTGGAGAGATAACTGGTGGGACTACCATTTCTCCTGGTGCTACGTGGGCTAGCATAGAATCTTCTCCTCTACCTAAACCTGCTATGCCTGTACCTGAGTTGTCTATTCTATTCATGCTCTATTATTCCTGTAAACATTTTAACCAAAATACTAATAAGTATCTATCTCCTGATTCTACTGCAAGTCCTCTATGCATGTGAGTAAAACTCGGAAAAATTAGAGCGTGGCCTGTAGGTAGAGGCTCGACTGTACCACGTTTTAAAAACTCAGTTCCGCCACCTTTGTACTTTCCAGTGTTCAAAGGAACTACCATACTAATATCAGCACTTGCATCATGATGCCAAGCACCTTGTTTTTTATCCTTTAAATTATAGTTGGCTATTTGTATACCACCACCATTTACGTGTCTGTTCCAAATATTCAAAAATATAGGATTACCTATAGTATATATCGTATGCATTAAGGATTGGAAGATTTCTGGACAATTATCTTGAAAAGTTATTTCTGGTATTTGTCTTAATGTGTCCTCTTCATTGTTAGGTTGAAAGCCAAAATAAGCTTCTAAATTCTTCATTTCATCTAAAAGTATGTCGCAAAACTTCTCAGAAAAGAATGGAACTGTGTACACATCTTTTAATGGTTCTTGAATAATTTTATCTAATGGAGTGTCTTTTCTTTCTGTATCACCCTTTTGTTCGTAAAATTCAACAATAGGCTCAATAGAGTCTGATACTGCATAAAATGTGTCCTTTTGTATGTACCAGTCGGCAGGATGTTCTAAAAGAATGTTCTTAGTTTTATAGTTTAGGTCTTCTGCTGTATTGCTCATAAAGTAATTATTGTGCTACCTGCTATCTTAATAGTAACCTTACCAACACTAGATGTCATCTCAAAGCCTTGTTCTAGTGTTCTTTCGCCTATGTCAATCCACTTGTTACCTGTATAAACTTGCAGGACACCAACTGTCGTATTCCATATAATGCTACCATCATTAAACTTTAGCGTATTTTTTTCTGGATCACTTATTTGTCTAACATTATCAAGATCAACTGCACCAAGGTTAATTTCAAGTATTCTAACTAAACGATTAAAAAGCTCTGGATCTACAGGACCTATTGCTAATGGTAGTTGAGTTTGTAAAAGTTTGCTCATCTTCTACCATCTGGCTTTATGTCTATACGTGTAGCTCCTAACCTCCATCCTATGCCAAGATTACCATCATTTGTAGCATCATCATCTGATTCAAATCGTAATGCTATTTGCCTTGATCTACTGCGAACATAAGCTTGTTGAGTAGTAGAGCTTATTGCATTAGTTGAATTTATTGTTAAAGAATCACCTGGGAAGTTCCTTGTCTTTAAAACAATATTTACATTCCCATCGTTTTGATCTTCTATAAATTTGTAGTCAGGTATTATTCTTTTTAAAAAACTAAATTGTTCACCATCTCCTATATCTAAATCAGAACTTTCAATAAATACGTTTGTCATAGGAGAACCATCATCATCAAAGCCTTTTTCTTGTTGGTATAAATATCCACCAGTAACAGCTCTAGGGAAGTTTTCAATACCAGAGTCAAGCCATGCTGTTCTTGATAGTTGTCCATAAAACCATATACCTTCAACATAGTTATACATTACATATCTGTCTATTTCATCAGAGCCAGATGAACAATAGAACCAACCTACTTCACTTTTATCTTTTATGGTAAACGCATTGATTTTAAATGATTGAATAAGATTTATGTCTGTAAATACATAGTTGTGAACTGAACATGGTAGAGTTTGAACACTACCATTATATGTATAGAAGTTGTTATAACTCATCCAGTAAACACCACTAGGAGTAGTTATTGCTGCTTTAGGACCTATTAAGCCTGTACCTTCGTTTATTAAATTAATACCGAAAGTAAATGGTGGTCCAATAAACTGCATACTATAGAGAGCTGTATCAGTCCAAACCAATATTTCTTGCCTTGCTTTTACACCACCAATAATAGATGAGCCAGATGACAATCTAAGAGATCCTGCTGTGTTTGTGGATAATGGTTCAAAGTCTAATGCGTTTTCTTGGTCACTAAATGCTATAAGCATAGGATCTATAGCTCCTGTTCTAGCAGAACCAGATATAGGATCAGCACCTAAAACTATAAGATGCCTGTCTTTTTCAGATGTAATAACCTGTAAACCTTTAGTAGGTACTAAGTTAGCACCTGAAATCCCAGATAACTCTACAGCTCTTGTTCCCAAGCCATTGTTTTCAGTCCATTGATATATACCTGCGTTTCTTTGGTTTATTATTAAATTTTCACCAAAGTTATCATGAGTCCAAATTCTAAGCTGATTGGTATCGCTAAGTGCAGATGTGCTACCAAAAGCACCTTGTCCCCATCCATTTAATCCCCAACCTGTTCCTGGAACATATACATCTAATCCCACATTGAGTTGATAAGCACCTACTACAGAAGATCCACCATTGCCTGTGTCAGAAGCATTAGCAGTTACAGTAGTACCAGATGTATCTTTAGCTTCAATAGTATAACTATTAGCATTTACTATAGTAGCTATTTGGTATTCTTGATTTAAAACAGTGGCTGTAATATTACCACCAAGAGTTGCAGCACCTGAAAATGTTACAAAATCATTTTTAACAGCACCATGAGCCGTATCTGCTACAGTAATTGTGGCATCACCATTTGATGCAGAAAATGTAACATCACCTGCTGATGTAGTAGCTCTTATAGGTGTTATATCATTAAAAGCATTACCTGCTTCTATGTAATATTTCCAAGTTGTACCTAGTCCTAAAAATTTAGTACCTTCTAAAGAAATCCAAGGGTGCAAAGCTCTTGCTGTACCTAGGTAAGTATTGACTGTTAATTTTTCCCAACCGCCAAACTTTTCTGGTCTACCTTTACGAAAACGAACTAAATTACAATCAAACCAACCGCCTTCGTTATCATAAGCAGTACCTTCTCTATTTATGCCTGGTCTAAATGTAAGCTTCTGTAAGGGCATACTTATACCTCATGCCATTCTTTGCCTGCAAACAACAATGATTCCGCTTCTCTTCTTCTTATTAAACCTTGCAACACTTTGCCTCCAGCCTTGTTCCATCTTTTTATTTGTGCTGGTACCCCCTCATAATCTTTAGCATTTAATACTTTTAATAAAGTAGAGGCTTTTAAATTAGCAGGTCCTAAGTTAAATACCCAAGAAACCATAGCATCAAATTGGTTTTGTTTTAAATCAACATTAACC